ATCGGCACCACAAGTCCAGGTGAAAAACTCCACGTTTATAATGGAAGCGGAGATGTTGCAGTAAAGATTGAATCATCAGGGCATCCACAATTAAGTTTAAAAACTACTGGAACCACAGACCATAACTCAATTAATTTTGGAGACTCAGGCGATAATGATGCTGGAGAAATAAGATATACGCATTCTAGTGATGCAATGCAGTTTGATACCGCAGGCACAGAAAGAATGAGAATAAATTCAGTTGGACAAGTTGCACTTAATGGAACACCTAGTACATACAATGCAAATGCAAGAGATTTTGTTGTTAGAAGCAATGATGGTGGAAATGTTGGTATGACCTTATCATCGGGCGCTAGCAATGATTGTTACATTGCTTTTTCAAATGGTGAAGATACTGGAATACACGGCATGATTCAATATGACCATGCTACAGATGATATGCACTTTAGAACCAACGATAATGATAGTGTTGTGGTATTCAGTTCAGAAGGTGATGTATATATAGGAACCACTGTCGTTCAAGGTCAAGGTGGTTGTACTTTTGATCATGGTACTAGAGGTGTTAACCTAACCTTTAATCAATCTTCTCACTCAAACCACAATGAATTTATAACTTTTAGAAACGAAAATACACAGATCGGTTCAATTACAGCGCCTACCTCAAGCTCAACAGCATATAACACATCATCGGATGCAAGACTCAAAGACATCACTGGAAAAGCAAGAGGCTTAGAAGTCATCAATGCTTTAAATCCAGTTTCATTTACATGGAAAGATGATAATACAGCTGATGAAGGTTTAATTGCACAAGAAGTTCAAGACATTATGCCAAATTATGTTGCACAAAATGAAGATGGATTTTATCAAATGGATTACAGCAAACTCGTCACACCACTCATCAAAGCGGTTCAAGAACTCTCGGCAGAAGTCGAACAATTAAAACAACAAGCACATGAGAAGTGCGAAAACTAAGAGGAAAATAAAATGGCAAATAGTTACACATGGGATTGCAAAACAGTCGATTGTTATCCGACCAAGGATTCAAAGTCCGATGTCGTCTACACTGTTCACTGGCGTTTAATTGCGACAAGCGATCAAAAAGATTCTGAAGATAATTTCTACGTTGCAAGCGTATATGGTACGGAAGGTGTATCGACCGATGATTTATCAAATTTCAAACCCTTTGCTGACCTAACCAATGCAATTGTCACGGGTTGGGTTGAAACAGCAATGGGCGCAGATGAAGTTGCATCCATGAAATCAGGTTTGGATGCAAACATTGTTGAACAGATCACGCCTACGACTGAGACTAAAACAGTAGGCGGTTAATCATGGCCCTTTTGCCGATCACTCCGCCCGCCGGCATAGTCAAAAATGGTACTGATTATGCAAACAAAGGCCGTTGGGTTGATGGCAACCTTGTCCGTTTTGAAAACGGATATCTAAAGCCAATAGGTGGTTGGAATAAACTCAAAGCCACAGCATTAACAGGTGAACCCATTGCCATGTATGCGTATTCCGATAATGCGGGCGCACCCGTGCTTGCGGTTGGGACTCGTCAAAAAGTCTACGTTTTATACAGCAACACATGGACCGATATAACTCCGGCTAACTTTGTAAACGACGCAAGCAACGATCCATTGGGCTATGGCGCATACAACTACAATGTTGAAGATTATGGAGATGCCAGGAGTCAATCAGGATTGCCACTTGATACCGGTCATTTCTCTTTTGATAACTGGGGTGAGGAATTAGTCTTCTGTTTTAGCGGAGACGGGAAGGCATATAAATGGGATCCGAACTCAGGCGGTACAGCAGACACTATAGCCACTGCCATTACCAATGCACCCGTTGGAAACCAAGCCATACTGGTAACAAATGAACGTCATTTGGTCGCAATTGGTTCTGCAAGCGATCCTCGAAAAATTGCATGGTCAGACAGAGAAGACCGCACAAACTGGACATCCAAAGCAACAAACACTGCGGGCGATCTACAAATACCTACAGGCGGACGCGCTCTATATGCAACGAAGTTTGGCGCAGACGTTATTATCTTTACTGACACTGGAATCGGACGCATGTTCTATTCTGGAAGCCCATTTGTATATGGCATCACTGATGCCGGAAGCAACTGTAAAGCGGTCGGCCGAAGAGTCATTGTTGAAACCGGTAACTTTATTGCATGGATGGGCGAAAACACGTTTTTTGTTTATGATGGTCAAGTCAGAGAAATACCATGCGATGTGCATGATTATGTATTTGACAATCTAAATGTACCTGGAAGAGCCGCTTCTTGGGGCGGACACAACTCAAACTTTAATGAAATATGGTGGGGCTTTCCAAGTGGGACAAGTCAATACACGCCAAATAAATACGTCATTTGGAATTATGGAACGAATGTGTGGTCTATCGGTGAATTAGACAGAGGATGCTGGATTGATCAAGGCGTATTCAATTATCCCATAGCCGGAGATTCTTCTGGTTTCATTTACGAACACGAATCACAAGTATTGAACAACTCACCAAACTTGGGTACCAGTGTTCCTTTCTGTCAGTCAGGCCCGATTGAAATAGGCAATGGCGATCGCGTCATGCAAGTCAATCAAATTATACCCGACGAAGAGGCTGCAACGCTTCCCGGTGTCACGATCAGTTTCAAAGGTAAATTCACGCCATTAGGCTCAACCACAGATTTTGGTTCATTTACTTTTGAAAGCGATGGTTATACCGACGCAAGATTCTCTGCAAGAGAAGTACAAATGCGAGTTGATGGATCAACCACACAAGATTTTCAAGTAGGCAATATAAGGGTGGATGCAAGGCCTAGAGGAAGACGGTAATGAATCTTTCCTCTCAGCGTCAATACATACAGCGTGCAGAAAACGCAATCTTAAATGTTTCTGGAACATCAAGCTTAGAAACAATATATACAGCACCAACAGGCGGCGATTTTGATTTTGCCATTGTAGAATCATTGCTTGTTGGCGATGATGGAAACCAACAAACAAATGTTGATATAGCATTGGTAACAGGCGGGACAACACATTATTTGTGGAAACAACACAACATTACCGCACATTCAACCAGTGAAATGTTATCCAGAAGTTTAATATTGACTGCGGGTGAAGCGCTTAAAATACAAGTTTCACATGCAAACATAAATGTAACAGCAAGCATTATAGAGTATGCAAAAGGCGACTGATAATATTGTTAAATTACACCCTGAAGTTAAAAAAGAAGAATGGGAAATTGAATGGGAACGATGCATGCCTTGGATAGAGAAAGCCTTGAAACATCAAGACTTCTATACAATAGAGGACATAACAGATAAAATAAAACATGGAATGTTTCATTTGTGGCCAGGTAAAAGATCGGCGTTTGTAACAGAATTTGTAATATTCCCACAAAACAGAGCGTTAAACCTGTTATTTTGTGGAGGAGATTACGAGGAATTAGAAGAAATGTTGCCATCCATTGAGGCTTTTGCAAAAAGAGCCGGATGCAAGCGCCTCTACGGAGGCGGTCGTCCAGGATGGTTACGAAAACTGAAACATCTTGGCTTTAAACAAGAACACATGATAAGAAAAGAGCTATGAGTAAAGGAAAGTCAACACAAACAACATCAGTACAATTGCCAGCATGGCAACAACAACAGATGCAAGACATCTATGCAGCAGCATCGGGAGTTGCACAACAACCATTTGTGCCTTACACCGGACCACAAGTGGCTGGCTTCAATCCAGATCAACTGCGGCAAATGGAAGCAACAAGAGGGTTGTTTGAAACCGGGATGCAATACGATCCAATCACTGGATTACAAGAACTTGCACAAGCACAAGCGCCAACAGTAGGCGGAGTGCCTTCATTATTAGAAGCCGACATCGGCGCTTATCAATCGCCTTTCCAACAACAAGTCATCGATCAATCAATGGCTGATATACAAAGACAAGCAGACATTGCAAGAACGGGCGCACAGTCACGCGCAATACGGGCGGGTGCATTTGGCGGATCGCGTTCAGCTTTGCTTGAATCAGAATCACAAAGACCATACGTTGAACAAATGGCAAGAACATCGGCTGGATTAAGACAAGCCGGTTTTGAGCAAGCACAAAGAGCTGCACAATCAGACATCGAAAGACAACAAAGAATGGCGATGTTCAGACCAGAATTAGAATTAAGGGCCAGGCAACAACAAGCCGGCTTACTCGGTGGACTCGGTGGCGAGCAAATGCAAAGACTTGGATTGCTCGGCGGAATGGGTACACAACAACAAATGCTACAACAACAAGC